CTCCCCCCTAAATGAACAGTGAACGCAACTACAGACGAGACAGGAGCCCGGTGGAACCGGGTTGACCAAGGAAGGGAATTTACCGGTGAGGCAGGACGCGGAGCCGGTTTTCACAAACGAAAGAAAGGGACAAGGAAATGACCACAGAACTCTCAACAACAACGTCACGCGGGCTGGCGTTGCAGACGTTCGACGATGCCATGCGATTCGGGAAGATGCTCGCCGACAGCGAGTTTGCTCCCAAGGATTTTCGCGGCAAGCCAGCTAGCTGCGTGCTTGCGGTGCAGCACGGCGCCGAAATCGGGTTTGGCCCGATGCAGGCGATACAGTGCATTGCCGTCATTAACGGCCGCCCGAGCATTTGGGGCGACGCGGCCCTGGCTCTCGTCATGGCCAGCCCAGTGTGCGAGTACGTCAAGGAGACCATCGAGGGCGAGGCTGACGCCGCGGTTGCTATCTGCACGGCAAAGCGAAAGGGCTACCCCGAGCCGGTGGTCGTGCGGTTTTCGATGGCCGACGCCAAGCGTGCCGGGCTCGCTGGCAAGTCTGGCCCCTGGTCGCAGTACCCGAAGCGGATGCTGCAGCTGCGTGCTCGAGGCTTTGCCCTGCGCGATGCGTTCCCTGACGTGCTCAAGGGCCTCGTCACGGCGGAGGAAGCCCAGGACTACGCCGCCAATCCCGAAAGCCCCCCGGTGGTTGTGACGCAGCCGCAGCGGACCGAAACGCCCGCTCCGCAGCCGGTGAAGGCCGCCACAGACGCCGACATGGTCAAGGCCAAGAAGGCGATCAACGCGACGAGAGATGTCGTCAAGCTGGGCGACTTTCTCGCCACGGTCAACGAGCGGTACGACGCCGGCTTCTACAGCACCGAGCAGTGCGAGGAGTTGCGCAACCTGATCGACGTGGCGATCGACGTGCTCAATGAACGCGAGGTGCCCGCATGAGCGACGAAGCGGAGCCTCGGAACGAATTCAAATTCACTCGTAGGCGAGTAACGCCGACGCCGTGGGACATCGAGCACGCCGCGTATCAGCGTGAGGTGCAAAAAAACATCGACCTGTGGGAAGCCGCCCAGGCGAAACGCGAGATGGCGGAATACCTGCGAGACAAGGAGCGATTTGGCAACCAGCCGCGAGTGCCCACGGTCGCCGGCTATGACGCAGCGGCAAGACGGCTCGGCTGCGAGGACGCATATGAAGACAGCCTGAGATCTCGCTACGGGGAGGACTTTTAGCCCGGCACGCGATTGCCGTAGTGGCCCGCAAGCCACGTTCGCCCCTATCGCCGGCCCAGTGGGGAACAACGCCGGAAGTCACGCAAGGCCCATCTCCTGTAGCCGAGGCGTGACCGGACGCGGCACGTGACGCCGCCAATACAAGGACGAAAGGAGGCTCACGATGAGCAACGATTTTTACGCCCCGCCCTGCGACATCGGCCCGCTCTTCACGCAGCGAGCCCCCAGCGTCAACGGCTCAATCACGTCGGCAGCGGCTGCCGACTCGCTGTCGCCGCAAACGCTGAACGCCATGCAGCGGCGCGTGCTCGAGCTCCTGGCGGCGACGCCTGGCGGACTCACCGACGAGGAGATGCAGCGACGGCTGGGGATGAACCCGTCGACGCAGCGGCCCAGGCGGATCGAGCTTGCACGACTCGGCATGGTGGTTGAGGCCGGGACGAGGAAGACGGCAAGCGGAAGGAACGCGAGCGTATGGAGGTGCGTCTAATGCCAACCATTGTGGCAGTGTGGCCAAACAACTCGACGAGCGTTGTGGTGATGGAGAGGGGCTGGAAGCCAATTGACCTGTTTTACGAATTGGATCATGTCGGCGACCCAGTTTCGGCCAAGGTGTGGGTTCTAAATCGCAATCGCGGTGAGGCCGTTCACGTAACAACCGACTGGGTGCGAGAAAAGCAGTTGCCAGACATGGAATTGTCAGAGACGCATGACGCAGCCGACGTAAGCGATCGCGTTGGCCCGAAGTCGTTCGGCGTTCGTTTTTCGCTTGCGGGCGATTCAGGATCAGTAAAGCGTTTTTGCTGGCCTTCAAATATTATGCGCCAGTTTGTCTTTGCTTCATTGAGGGATCAGGTCAAGAACCCAAAGGTTGCAGAGGCAATCCTTAGCGCAGAGTGCGGAAAGATGCTGGCCGAGATTCCGCCGCCACCGCCGCCGATGCACTCCGCAAAAGACATCAACAAAATGGATCCCTTTGCTGGCGTGTATGTCTCTTGGAATCAAGACGGAACTGCGCATTACGTCGGCGAAAGCATCAACGTCCCATCTAGGGTGCAGGCATCACGCCCAGAAATTGGCGAAAGGATGATTGGTGTTGTGCGGTGCGACAAAAACGAGCGACTTCGGATTGAGGCTTTATTCATCGGACTTCTAAACCCGGCTGGAAACAGTCAATCGCTAGAGCGGGCGGCAGCCAGGGACTCGGCACGTTCGCGGACATCTAGCCGATAGGCACGAAGCCGCTTCGACGCGGCAGGGCGGAATGGAAAGGAGGCCAACATGGCCGGTGACTGGGTAAAGATGCGTTCCGCCTTACTGGCGAACCCCAAGGTGCACGCCATAGCCAAGGCGATTGGCCGCGACCATCGGGCCGGGGCCGCCCTGACGACCGGCTTTAGCGGCTGCCCTGACGAGGTGCTGTCACGTAACGCGTTACGTCACGTCACCGTAACGGCGTTACTGTGCGTGTGGAGTAGCGCAAACGAGCACGCAGCGGACGGAATACTGGCTTGTTGCGACCTCGAAGACCTGGACGAAATCTCTGGCGTGCCCGGTTTTGGCGATGCGATGGCCGCTGTTGGTTGGGCCATAGCCGATACCGATGGCAAGTGCGTTTCGCTGCCTAATTTTAGCGAGCACAACACTCCGGCGAAGGACCGGACGGCGGCAGAAAGGCAGCGCCGATACAGGCAAAACCGTAACGGTGACGTAACGGCGTTACGTAACGGCGTTACTGTAACGCAGAGAAGAGAAGAGAAGAGAAGAGAAGAATATATACCTGCTGCGCAGGTAGCTACGAGCGATTCGCCTAAGCGGCGGAAACGCTCGCAGCCCCCCGATGCCGTCTCGTGGACTGCTGACGCAGGGTGGACGGGAATCACCGACGCCGACCGGCAGGAATGGGCTCAAGCCTACCCAGCGTGCGATCTGGCGGCAGAACTCGCCAAGGCGACCTCTTGGCTCAAGGCAAACCCGGCCAAGGCTCACAGGAGCAACTGGCGGCGTTTCCTCGTCTCCTGGCTGACGCGCTCGCAGGACCGTGGCGGCACGAACCGCGAGCCGGAACGCAGGCCAGACGACAAGCCGCCGCCGAAGGCATGGAAGGACGAATACCGCCCGGCCCCATACCGCAGGCCAAAAGAGGTCGTGGCGCTTGCCAACGGACTCAAGCTCAAGGAGGAGGATCTATGACCGAGACCGAAGAAATTAAAAAAGCCCCCCCTGGTCAGCCAACGGCTCGGCAGCGAGCCATTTACGACTGGGTCGTCGACTACTGCGAGACCAACGGCTACTCGCCAACGATCCGCGAGCTTCGCCTTGCGTTTGGCTTTCGGTCCAACAACTCAGCGATGTGTCACTTGCACCCGCTGCGAAAAAAGGGGTGGCTTACGTGGCACCCGTTCAAGGGCCGCACCATCCGACCAATAGGAGGGCTCAAATGAACGAGGACAAGCCTTTCGATCTGCCTCCGGCATTGACCGTGGCCGAGATGTGCGTGATGCGAGCGTGGGACGACGAGACGGACGACGACTCGCGGCTCGTGCTCGAGATGGCGGAGCACACCATACGGGCGCTGCATTGCCGCCTGGTCAAGATTTCAAAATCGCTGGAGACGACTGAAGCCGACGCTGGCGTGATGGCCAACTACATCAAGCAGCTCAGCGGCCAGAAAGGTGGTGCGGCATGACCCTCGACAACGCAATGTTTCTCTGTGCTGGTGTGTTGGTAAACGGATTTGTTTTCGCCCTCGGAATCGCCGTGGGCATTTCACTCAGAAAGGACGCTGACCATGACCGCGACAATGACGAAGCCCAAGAGGAGCCGGGCAACTGGCACCTCGATCTTGATATCGGAACTGCGCACAGCCCTGGCCTGCGTACTGCAGGCGGTGCCGGCCAGGAGCCCAAAGCCGATCCTGACAAACGTGCTCCTCTGTGATGGCAGCATGACGGGCACCGACCTCGACGTGACGATTCGCACGCCGCTGGACTATACGGGCGAGCCGCTGCTGCTGCCGGCCGTGCGGCTGCAGGCAATTCTCGGTGCGGCAACCGGTGACGAGGTGACGCTGACGCCTGACGGCACCAGCTGCACCATCCAGGCCGGAAACGGTACGTGGCGCCTGCCGACGGAGAACGCGGCAGAGTTTCCAAGAAACACTACGCCATCCGGTGCCACCAGTGTTGGTCGACTTCCCTGCGACCAGTTCCGCACGCTCGTAGGTGCGGTGCGATTTGCCACCGACAGCGAGAGTAGCCGTTTTGCTCTTGCCGGCGTGATGGCAGAGTTCAAGGACGGCGAGCTCTCGTTTGTGGGCACCGATGGGCGCCGCATGTGCGTAGCCTCGGCCGACGTGGACCAGGACCTCGACGAGTCGCAGACGCTTATCCCGCGTCGTGTGGTCGACATCCTGTACCGGCTGGCGTCAGGACATGACAGCATCCAGCTCGAGCGGACGAGCACGCTGGTCGTCGGTACCATCGGCGAGACGATTGTGTCGGCACGCCAGATCGAGGGTCGGTTTCCCAAGTGGCGAGACGTTGAGCCAACACGCGATCACGTGAAGGCATCGTTGGTACAGGTCGGACCGCTACTCCATGCGTGCGAGATGGCGGCCATCTGTGCCAGCGAGGACAGCAAGGGCGTCACGCTGACCTTCGGGCCGAATGGCATCTTCATGCAGGCCAGGTCGAGCTCATTTGGCGAGAGCAGCGCCACGTGCGAGGTCGTGGAATCTGGCACCGAATGCACCGTGGCCATCGACCCGCGCTTCGCGGTTGAGTGGCTGCGGCAACTTGACGCGGCTGAGACAGTGGAAGTCGAAGCCGAAAACGCATCGGCTGCGGTCGTGTTTCGGGCCGAGAACATCCGAAACGTCGTGATGCCGTTGGCCAAAGATTGATGAACGACCAAGAGCAAATCGTTTGTGACATGTGGAATGCCGGCTCGCCTGTGCCGGAAATCGCCAGGCGGGCCGGCATCGGCAAGGACGCGGTTTTTAAGTGGGTTAAAAGGCTTGGAATGCCAACCAATAGACGAGTTGCATACCAAGACAGCGAACGCAACCCAAACAACCCGGGCTTAGAGAAAATCGAGATTTTGAAGCGTGAGTTGCGTGAACAGCACTACGCGAAACGAAGAGCCGAAACGCATATCCAGACCGATAGCAGGGTGTTGAAGGAACGCGAAAGGCTGCGTGCATGACCGACTACGAGCGCAGCCTGTACGACGCCGAGATCCACAAGCTGCTGGCTGAGGTGGCCAAGCTGCAGGCGCAGATCGCCGAGCTCACGGCCCAGCTTCTCGACCAGGAGGGCGACTGATGGGACGCATGAGCCGCCAGAAGGGCAAGCGTGGCGAGCGTGAATGCGCCGCTGAGATGGCCGCCGTATTTGCGCTGACCTATGGGGTCGACGCTCGGCGTGGCGTACAGCACCAAGGCGGGCCCGACTCGCCTGATGTCGTTCTCGATGGTGTGCCAGTTCACATCGAGGCCAAAAGGGTCGAGTCGCTGAATCTCTACAAGGCGATGGACCAGGCACGCGAGGATGCAGGCGAGAAGTTGCCTGTGGTGTGGCATAGACGCAACGGCAAGCGATCTGTGGTCATCGTGGACACAGAAGACCTTGTGGCTCTTGCGCGTGCCATCGTGGCAGCACGGGCCAATGCGGTGGCTGAGTCGTGACGCGAACGGGTGACGCAAAATGCAAAGTGCCGCCAGAATGGCAGTGACGCAGAATGCAGCGGGTCCTCCCCGGCCGTGGCCCCTAGTCGGGCTCGTCGATCCGGCAGAAAAATATAAGTCGTGAAGGCTGCCCACCTTGGCCAAGCGTAAGCCAACCCCTACCCCCAAGACTGACGCCCCCAAGGCCGCCTACGAGCAGCAGAAACAGGCGTCGTCATCGTGGAACCGACGCACCTCTGCGGCCGGTCGCGAGATCGGCGAAATCCCGCCGGTCACCAACGCCAAGCGGGCCAAGGCCTGCCGCACCAGCTTCCGGCTTTTCTGCGAGACGTACCTCGCCGAGCTGTTCCCGCTCGCGTGGTCGCCCGACCACCTCACGGCCATCGGCAAGATCGAGGCCGCCGTCTTGCGTGGCGAGCTCTTCGCCTTCGCCATGCCGCGAGGCTCGGGCAAGACCACGCTGTGCGAGGCGGCCTGCCTCTGGGCTCTGCTCTACGGGCACCGCCCGTTCGTGATGCTAGTCGGTGCCGACCAGGCGATCAGCTGCTCGATGCTCGAAAGCATCAAATCGCACCTGGCCCAAAACGATCTGCTGCTCGAGGACTTCCCGGCGGCCTGCTATCCGATCCGCTGCCTGGAAGGCATCTCGGCCCGCGCCCGTGGGCAGACCTGCGACGGCGTGTCGACCTCGCTCGATTGGACGGCCGACCAGATCACCCTTCCCTGGATCCCCGGCGCGGCCTCGGCCGGCGCCGCCGTGCGGGTGGCCGGCATCACCGGTCGCATCCGCGGCGTGAAGCACACCCGCCCCGACGGGGCCACGGTGCGACCGTCGCTGGTGCTAATCGACGACCCGCAGACAGACGAGTCTGCGGCAAGCCCGGCCCAGGTCGCCACCAGAGAAAAAATCCTGTCCGGTGCGATTCTCGGCTTGGCCGGTCCCGGCGCGAAGATCGCCGGCCTCTGCACGATCACCGTCATCCGGCCCGACGACCTGGCCGACCGTCTGCTGGACCGCAACCGGTCGCCTGCGTGGCAGGGCGAGCGGACGCAGCTGGTGTACGAGTGGCCGATCGAGGAGGAGCTCTGGAGCCAGTACGCCGAGATCCGCAGGCAGGGCCAGCGGGATGGCAGCGGCACCGGTGCCGCTGACGAGTTCTACGCGAGCCAGCGCGAGGCGATGGACAAGGGCAGCCGGGTGGCGTGGCCCGAGCGGCACAACGAAGACGAACTGTCGGCGATCCACCATGCGTGGAATCTTCGCATCGACCGGGGTGAGTCGGCATTCTTCGCCGAGTACCAAAACCAGCCGATGGCCGACGACATCTCCTCGGAGAAGCTCGACCGCAAAGCACTGGCCCAGCGGGCGGTGCGGCTGGCCCGGCTCACCGTGCCGCTCAATCACGACACCGTCACGGCGTTCGTCGACGTGCAGGAAAAACTCGTCTACTGGCTGGTGGCAAGTTGGAATCAATCCTTCGGCGGGCACGTGGTCGCCTACGGCACTTACCCTGACCAGGCGGCGAGCGTGTTCGAGGCCCAGACGGTGAAGAAGACCTTGGGCAGCGTGTCGAAGATGGGCTTCGAGGCGGCGCTGCGGGCCGGCCTCGACAAGACCGCCGAGCTGCTTCTCGGCCGCGAGTGGCAGCGCGAGGATGGGACCGCCATGCGGATCGATCGCCTGCTCGTCGATGCCAACTGGGGCAGGTCGACGACAACCGTGCGGACGTTTGTCAGGCAGTCGCCGTTTGCGGCCAGCATCTACCCGAGCCACGGCAAGGGCATCGGTGCATCATCGGCGCCGCTGGCCGAGAAGCGTGCTCGAGGTGACCGCCTTGGCCTCAACTGGCGAATCGGCCAAATCTCGGCCGGGCAGCGGTCGGTGACCTACGACACAAACTACTGGAAGAGCTTTGTGGCGGCGCGGCTGAGGATGGGCATCGGCGACCCCGAGGCAATCACGTTTCACGACGGCCATCACGACCTGCTGATCCAACACCTCACAAGCGAGTTTCCGGTGCGGACCGAGGCCCGCGGCCGCGTGGTCGACGAGTGGCATTCGGCCGGACGGGAAAACCATTGGCTCGACTGCTTGGTCGGGTCGGCGGTGGCGGCGAGCATCACCGGCCTGCAGCCGACGGCCACAGAGGCTGGCACGCGGGCCCGCCGAAAGATCACACTGCCCACAGGCCAAGGCGGCCGCAAGGTAATCACCGTGAAGAGGCTGGGAGCATGAGCGGCAATCTGATCGCCCTCACGGGTTTGATTTACCTCTACGTGGCGGCGGAGCAGGCCTACCGCGGCAACATGGGCCTGGCGATCGCCTACGCCGGCTATGCGTCGGCCAATGTCGGCCTCTATCTCGTGGCGACCAAGTAGCCACACCCCCTGCGGGTCGATGGGCATTCTGCCCTACCGTCGCTTCCATGAGCGACGAAGTATCCGACGCACTCAAGAGCGCGGCGCAGCAGCCCAAGCGCGTCCGCACCGATGCCGGTGAAGTTGAGGCCCACGACCTGCGCGAGCAGATCGAGGCCGACAAGTACCTCGCCGCCAAGGCTGCGGCCTCGAGCACCAACAAGCACCGCGGCCTGCGGTTCAATCGCATCATCCCGCCGGGGACGATCTAGGTGGCGTTCCTCGACCTTTTCCGAGGCCAGCAAAAGCCCCGCCCGGCGGCGGTACCGTCGGTGCGTGCCCGCTTCGATGCGGCCGAGCGTGGCGATGATTACAAGCACTGGCAAAACGCCGACGCCTTCGCGGCCGATGCGGCCTTGTCGCCGTTTGTTCGCCGCACAATGCGGAACCGGGCCCGCTACGAGCGAGCCAACAACAGCTACCTGGCCGGGATCTCCGGCACGCTGGCCAATGACCTGATCGGCACCGGCCCCCGGCTGCAGCTCGACATCGGCGACGACGAGGCCGCCCGCACCGTGGAGCGGCTGTTTTTCGATTGGGGCTGGACGGTCGACCTGCCGGCCAAGCTGCGGACCATGCGCGAGGCCCTGGTCGTCGACGGCGAGGCATTCGCCCTCATGGTCAACAACTCACGGCTTTCCGGCGTGCAACTCGACCTGCGGCTGGTCGAGGCCGAGATGGTGGCCACGCCGACCGAGCTCATGAGCCAGACGATCACGCCCGAGGGCAATGTGGTCGACGGCCTGGAGTTCGACGCGATTGGCAACGTCATCGCCTACCAAGTGCTCAACTTCCACCCGGGCAGCAATTACCGAGTAAACAATCTGCAATTTCAGCGGGTGCCGTCGGGCCAGATGGTGCACTGGTTCAAGGCCGTTCGGCCTGGCCAGCATCGCGGCATCCCTGAGGTGGCCCCGGCTCTGAAGCTCTTCGGCCAGCTGCGTCGCTACACCGAGGCCGTGATCGCTGCGGCTGAGACGGCGGCCGACCTGGCTGCGTTCATCCACAGCAACTCGCCGGCCGCAGAGGTTGACGAAGTCGACGCCTTCGCCGCTCTGGAGATCAGCAAACGGACGCTGACCACGCTGCCGGAAGGGTGGGACATCTCGCAGCTGAAGGCTGAGCAGCCGACCACGCAGTACCCCGCGTTCGTGCGGTGCATCTTGAACGAGATCGCCCGGTGTATGCAGCTGCCGTACAACGTCGCCGCACTCGACAGCAGCACCTACAACTACGCCTCCGGCCGCATGGACCACCAGGTCCACGCGATGAATCAGCGGGTGGAGCGGGACCAGCTTGAGCGGACGATGCTCGATCGCGTGCTCGCCGCGTGGGTCAACGAGGCCAGCCTCGCCGGCGTGCTGCCGGCCGCCCTGCCGCCATTCTCGGAGTGGAACTGGGCGTGGGTGTGGGACGGTAAAGACCACGTCGACCCGCTCAAGGAAGCCAACGCGACGCAGACCAGATTGCAGAGCCATACCACCACGCTGGCTGCGGAATACGCCCGGCAAGGCAAGCGGTGGGACGTGGAGCTGAGGCAACGCGCCGCCGAGATCGCCCTCATGAAGGAGCTCGGCCTCGTGCTCGATCTCCTGCCAGACGGCAACTACCCCGGCGCGACTCCCGAGGACATCCCCGAGGAGGCCGACGGGTGATCGCTATCGAGTTTGAAGACGAAGACGACATCGACACCGGCATCGAGTTCGGGAGAACACAATGAGCAACATCAAACTGAGCACCGAAGTGACCTTCCTGCAGGCCGCCGAGGGCGAGGCCGCGTCGGGTGCCAAGAAGTTTCGCATCGTCGCCTACACCGGCGCACAGATCCGCCAGGCGTGGAGCCGTGAGCCGGTCGTGATCGACCTGGCCGGCATGACGCTCCCCAGCACGATCCCAATCGTGTTCGGCCACGACTACTCGCTCGGCTCAATCCTTGGGCAGGGCCGGCCGAGTGTGCAGGGCGGCCAGCTGGTCGTCGAAGGCGAGATCCTCGCTGACTCTGATGCCGCTCGTCAGGTGCTCGCGCTGGCTGCCGCTGGCTACGAGTGGCAGGCGAGCGTCGGCGCCGATGTCGGCCGCCACCTTCGCTTTGGTGAAGACCAGAGCACCACCGCAAACGGGCAGACCCTCGTCGGGCCTGTCCGAGTCGTTCGGGCCTCCACGCTGCGGGAGACCTCTTTCGTGACCCTCGGGGCCGACCGCAGCACGGCCATCTCTATCGCGGCCGAAGAGGCCTCAGAGGAGCTACTCATGGCGGACAACGCCACACCCCAGCCCGCGGACGAGGTCATCGAGACCCCGGTCGTGGCAGCCGCGGCGAGCGTCGCCGTGGAGCCCGAGAAGATCGAGGACAAGAGCAACGAGCTCAAGGCCGAGATCGCAGCACTCACCGAAAAGGTTTCCAACATGGAAAAACTGCAAGCGGCTCGCGATGAGCGGCCCGCGGCCCCTGCGGTCCACGTGGCCCAGCCGGCCGTGACGCCCGAAGTGATCGAGGCCAGCTTCGCCCTCCAGGGCGGGCTGCCCAACGTGGAACGGCACTACGACGCGAAGACCCTCGAGGCGGCCCACAAGGCCCGTCGCGAGCTGTCTCTCGGCGAGGTGCTGGTGCAGGCCGCTGTAGCCAATGGCTACGACGGCAGCAAGCGGGTGACCGCTTCCACGCTGCGGCCGATTCTGGCTGCCGCGTGGGCGACGCACTCGATCTCGGGCATCCTGAGCTCTACGGTCAACAAGTTCCTCCTGTCCGGCTTTGATAGCGTCGAGTCGGCCTGGCGGTCGATCTCGGCGGTTCGCAGCGTCAATGATTTTAAGACGCTGACGAGCTACCGGCTCAACGGCGGCTTCAAGTTCGAGCAGGTCGGCAACGGCGGCGAACTGAAGAACGCCGGCGCGAGCGACGAGTCGCGGACGATCAGCGCAGACACCTACGGCATCATGACCTCGGTCACGCGGACCGATCTCATCAATGATGACCTTGGTGCTCTGACTGCCGTTCCGCAGCGGATCGGTCGCGGCGGTGCGCTGAAGTTGAACGATGTCTTCTGGGCTGCGTTCCAGGATGACGCGAGCTTCTTCACCACGGCCCGCGGCAACAAGAAGACCTCGGCCGGTGCTCTTAGCATCTCGACGCTGAAGACCATCGCCACGATGTTCCGCAAGCTCCGCGATCCCGACGGCAACCCGGTTGCCATCGAGCCGCGGCTGCTGCTTGTCCCGGTTGACCAGGAGCTCGCCGCTGCCGAGATCATGGGCTCGACCCTGATCCAGAGCGGTGCGACTGGCGGCCAGCCGGAGCGGAACGTCATGGCCGGTAGGTACCAGGTGGTCGCCTCGACCTACCTGAGCAACGCCGATGACTTCTACCTCCTCGCCAGCCCGGCCGACCTGCCGGTGATGGAGGTGGCGTTCTTGAACGGCGTGCAGAGCCCGATCGTGGAAACGGCCGAGGCCGATTTCAACACGTTGGGTGTGCAGATGCGTGGTTACTTCGACTTTGGCGTAGCCAAGGCCGAGTACCTCGCCGGCATCAAGGCCGACGTGTCCTGACATTGACCAGGCGGGCCGGTGATCGTGCCGGCCCGCCTGGATCTTCTTTCTCCAACCATAGAAACGAGGTGATCTACGATGGCTTCCTATGTGCAAAAAGGCGACGTGCTTGATTACACGCCCGCCGCTGCTGTCGCCGCTGGCGACGTTGTTGTGATCGGGTCGCTGGTGGGCGTCGCTCCTGTGGCGATTGCTGCCAACAAGATGGGTTCGCTCGCGGTCGACGGCGTCTTCTCGATGCCGTGTGCTACGGGTGCGACCGGTGCCCAGGGTTCGGCGATCAACTGGTACGCGGTTTCCGGCGTGGCGCATGCCTCGACGGGCGTCGCGGCCGGCAAGCTCGCCAAGGCTCGCGTTGCCGACGACACGAGCGTCCACGTGATCCTCAACAAGTAGTTCGAGACCACACCGCAACCCCTCGCTGGCGCGTTTCACCTTCCGCGCGCCGCGAGGGCGTTGCGGGTGGAAACCCTAGAGGTGTGGCGTGGCCGATCTACTGGCAGCTGGTGCGGCATGGATGGCGGGACAGCTCGAGGCTGCCGCCGGCCGCACCGTCACGTACAAGCGCGGCCAGAGCCAGGCCTACCTGACCGCCACCGTTGGCCAGTCAACGTTTGAGTCAGCCGACGCCAACGGCGTGATCGAGCGGTGGGAGTCTCGCGATTTTATCGTGAGGTCGTCGGCGCTGCCGTTTGGCGAGCCGCAACGGCACGATCAGATCCTTGAGACGCTTGGCAATGCTGGCGTGGCCTACGAGGTCCGCAGCCCGCGTGGCGTTCCGCTGTGGCACTACGGCGACGCGTTCCGCAATGTGATCCGCATTCACACGACGCTGATTCAAGACAATGCGACGCTTTCGGGAGCCTTCTTGACCAGGTGGTACGGGGCGTCGGCTCTGGCCAGCCTCACCGACGCGCAGATCACCACAAACCTCGCCAGCGACGTGGCCGATTCGTTCGTACAGACGCGCGACATCGTGTGCGACGGCGAATACATCTACTTCGTGCTGGCGGCCGTGCTGGGGCCGCCGACCTTCACCGTGGGTGGCCTAGTAAACACGGCTTGGCAGTCGACGACCCGTCGGATCGCATTCACCGGCCTCGACTACACGCTGTACCGGTCGACCTATCCGCTCACGGGAACGATCCGCGTATCGCTGGCATAGATGAATGTCGCAGATCCAAGGAACCAACGTCGCCGCACCAGTCGTGCCGTTTTCTACGGCCGATGTGCACCCATCTCACGAAGCAGCATACGGCAAAGGTGGCTACCGATCGGTGGCCAATGCCACGCAGCGGAACGCCATACCCGCTGCCCGCCGAGAGGCGGGAATGTTGGTATACGTCCAAGACACAGGCGTGATCTTTCAGTTGGCGCCAGACCTGTCGAGCTGGGTTTCGCTGTCACTGGGAAGCGGCCCCGCAGGGTCGCTGGCCGTCTTGAGTGACACCGACATCCAGAACATTGCCAACGGCGATTTGCTTCGATACTCAAACTCAAAATGGCGTAACTCGCCCGAAGACAACGTCACAGACGGCGGCAACTTTTAGGAGAGATCATGGCAACAATTCGCATCAAACGGTCTACGGGCAGCTCGGCGCCGACGACGCTGGCCAATGCCGAGTTGGCATTCGCTGAAGGCAGCGGCGTTTTGTTTATCGGCGTCGGCACCGGCGGCGCGGGCGGCTCTGCAACCACGGTCAACGCGATCGGCGGCACAGGGGCGTTCCTTGCACTCTCAGGCACTCAGACAGCCAGTGGCACCTACACGTTCTCGGGTGGCGTGACGTTCTCGTCCACGGTTGCCCTGGGTGCATCTGCCACGGCGACCACGCCGACATCGAGCGACAACTCCACGGCGATCGCCACGACTGCCTACGTAAAGGCCCAGAACTACCTGACTGCCAACCAGACGGTCACGCTCTCTGGCGATGCCACGGGCAGCGGTACAACTGCAATCACGGTCACGGTGGCGAACGACGCAATCACGAATGCCAAGCTCGCCAACATGGCGACGGCGACGATCAAGGGTCGCGCGTCGGCGGGCACCGGCGACCCGGAGGATTTGTCGGCGAGCGCCGTGAAGACGCTGCTGGCGATCGTTCACACCGACATCACCGATTTCGACACGGGCGTGCAGCAGAACCGCCTCGACCAGATGGCGGCCCCGACATCGGCTGTCTCGGTCAACTCGCAGAAACTCACGAACGTCGCCACTCCGACCGACGCGAACGACGCTGCTAACAAGGCATACGTGGACGCCGCTCGAAGCGGCCTTGATGTAAAACAGTCGGTGCGTGCGGCAACGACGGCCAGCATCACGCTGTCAGGCGAGCAGACCATCGACGGCGTGTCGGTTGTCGCCGGCGATCGAGTGCTAGTCAAAAATCAGTCGACGGGTAGCCAAAACGGCATCTACGTCTGTGCGGCCGGCTCATGGTCGCGAGCGACCGATGCAGACAGCGATGCCGAAGTCACGCCGGGGCTGTTCACGTTTGTTGAGGAGGGCACTGCGAACGCCGACAGCGGCTGGGTGCTCACGACCAATGGCTCGATCACGGTAGGAACCACGTCGCTGGCATTCGCTCAGTTCTCGGGGACCGGATCAATCACGGCCGGAAACGGTCTGACGAAGACCGGCAGTACGCTTGACGTGGTCGGCACTTCGGATCGGATTACGGTCAACGCTGACAGCATTGACATTGCCTCGACCTACGCGGGTCAAAACACGATCGTGACAGTTGGCACGATCACCAGCGGCACATGGAACGGCACCACGATCGCGGTGGCCAACGGTGGAACTGGCGGCACTGATGCCGCTACGGCCCGCACCAACCTCGGCCTGGTCATCGGCACCAACGTCCAGGCCTACGATGCCGAGCTCGCCGCCCTCGCAGGGCTGACAAGCGCGGCCGATAAAATGCCGTATTTCACCGGCACTGGCACGGCAGCGGTGGCCGACTTTACGACGTTCGCCCGCAACCTAGTCGACGATGTTGACGCCGCAGCCGGCCGCACGACCCTCGGCCTTGGCAGCATTGCCACGCAGGCGGCTAACAACGTGAGCATCACCGGCGGAAGTATTTCTGGAACGACGATTGATGGCGGAACGTTCAGCTAATGGCAACCATCAAAATCAAATCTTCCGACGCATCGGGAGCAGAGCCTAGCCCGCTCGCGGCTGGCGAACTGGCTCTGAACCGTGCGGACAACGAACTGTTTTTTCTTGACGAGTCCGACAACATCGTGAGCATTGTCGCGATCGACTGCGGCGAGATCGTGGCATGACGCATGGCAAGCACAATACAGATCAAGCGATCATCGACGCCGGGTGCGATTCCCTCGTCGCTCGTGGCTGGCGAGTTGGCACTGAACCGGGCGGACGGGGAACTCTACTACCTCGACGCCGCCGATCAGATCGTAAGCCTGCTCGACATCGACTGCGGGGAGGTTGTTCCGGCCTCGCCAAGCGGCGGAAGCCTTACCCTGTGGCGGGCTGAATCACTGGACAGCAACTGGCATTGGAGCACGTAAATGGCCCTTCCCAATCTCAACGCACCGACGAAGGTCGAAGGGAAAAACGCCGTCCAGGCTGTCGGCACCTCGGCCACGGCGATCGTCAGCAATTCGGCAGCCAGCAACAAAAGCGTTCGCGTCGTCGGACTGTGGGTAGCCAATGTCGACGGCAGCGCCGCCTGCGACCTGACAGTTGACGTGTTTGACGGCACCACGGCTCGCAAGATGGCCAGCACGGTGAGTGTGCCCGCCGACGCGACGCTGGAGGTAATCGGCCAGCGGCCGCTGTATCTGGAAGAGGGCGACAGCCTCCGCCTGACGGCTTCGGCCTCTGGCGACCTGGAGGCTGTCTGCTCGTTTGAAGAGATTTCCTGACCGACCCCACCTCACAACGGTAGCGCACCATGTCTATCCGCTCTAACGGCAGCTACATCGGTTTTTCGCGGACGACCACGCTGTCGCAGGGTTCCGCGTCTGGCATCTGGGATCTGCGAACGGCGGAACGGCAGCAGCGGGCGGCCGCGTGGCCGCAATTCTTTCCAGACACATTTTTTTCTAGCGTGTCGCTTCTCCTCCACATGGACGGCAGCAACGGGTCGACGACGTTCACGGACTCGTCTTCGAACGGCGTGTCGATGACGGCATCGGCGTCCAACGCAACAATCACTACAGCCCAGAGCAGGTTCGGCGGCGCAAGCGCATCGTTCGCTGGAACAAACGGCAGAGTCAGCGGTTCCAACTCGTCGCTGTTTCAGTTTGGCACGGGCGACTTTACTGTCGAAATGTTTGTGCGAGTGTCCTCGTCGGGTGCGTACCAGACGTTTTTTACAACACGCAGCAGCAACACAGGAGAAGACGGCAATGCTATCTGGGTTGGACTAGACACCGGAACACTTACGCCGATTGTCTTCAAAAATGCGCTCATAGCTGCCTCCAGCATCGCTTTGGCGGCAAACACATGGAGCCATCTGGCTGTGTCGCGAACGAGCGGCACGCTCAGGATGTTTGTCGATGGCGTACAGGCTGCCTCCGTCTCGGACTCAACAAACTTCACAGTCGGACATCCCACGCTCGGGTATACGCTCGCAAGCGAGCATCCGCTGACGGGGCAGATCGACGAGTTGCGAGTCACCAAGGGGGTTTCGCGCTACACAGGCGGGTTCACTCCACCTACCGCCGCATTCCCCGACGCATGAACAATGACGCCTTCGCCGCCGCGCTGGTTCTCGCCGCCATCCCCGTAGGAATGGCGAGCGGCGTGTTTGGCGTTTGGCTGGTCCGCTGGTCCGTGGCGTGGTTTCTCGCCCCCTACTCGCCCTGAGTTCGCTACACAACAAACCTAATGCCGCGCGTCCAAAACAAACGAGGCACCGCCGCTAACCTCGCGAGCGTCAATCCGACGCCAGCGGCGGGGGAGGTCATTTGGGAGAGTGACACCAACCGGCTGAAGATTGGTAACGGCACTGACGCCTACACCTCGCTCGCCTACGTTGGTGCGAACAGCCCGACGTTCACGGGGCAAGTGACAGTAGCGGCAGGCAGCGCGTCGGCTCCTGCGATCACGCCGACCGGGGACGCAAACACCGGACTATTGTTTCCTGCCGCTGACACCGTGGCGATTTCGACCGGCGGATCGGAGCGAGTGCGAGTTAGGGACAACGGCGTTGTGCGCTATGTTCCGATCGCGACCGAGCCATCCACCGCAGAGGCCGGCGACCTGTACTACCACTCTGGTTTGCGGCGAATGCGGATATACAACGGATTCCGGTGGCAGAGCCTCGCCGTGGCGGGTCAGGAGTGGAATGTGTCGGCCGCGTCGTTTGTGAGAAGTTTCAGCGTTGGGTCGCAGGAGGCCACGCCGCTTGGGATTTTTTTCAAGCCGGATGGCCTCAAATTGTTCGTTGTTGGCAACACCTCCGACAGCGTGCATGAGTATCACCTGACGATTGCGTGGGACATTTCGACGGCTGCCTTCTCGCAGTCGTTCAGCGTGCAAACGCAGGACACCAGCCCAACAGGGTTGTCGTTTAGGACTGACGGCACAAAAATGTACATCGCTGGCGACACAGGCAACGACATCAACGAGTACACCCTCAGCACTGCGTGGGATATTTCCACTGCGTCGTATGCGCAGGCATACATAATTAACGCGCAGGAATCCAGCATGTCTGGGATCTACTTCCGCGCGGACGGCCTTAAGGTCTACATGACAGGAGTCGCGAGCGACAACGTAAACGAATATACGCTGTCGTCCGCGTGGGATATCTCTACTGCCACGTTTGTTCAAGCGCTTAGCGTGGCTTCGCAGGAGACGCAGCCGCAGGGCGTGTTTTTCAAGCCCGATGGCAGGCGGATGTACATCGTGGGGAATATTGGCGACGACGTGACGGAGTATGACCTGTCGACAGCGTGGAACATTTCTACTGCGGTCTACAACACCGAGCGGAGCGTGCAGGCTCAAGACAATGATCCGCGATGTGTTTATTTCCGCCCGGATGGGCTGGCGATGTACATCGTCGGCACTCAAAACGACCAAGTCCACCAATACACTCTCCAGTAGGACCCAGCCATGCCGATCCCAACGCTTCTCGCCGCCAGCCCTACGTCGATCAACGCCACCTATGACAAAATCTGGGTGGAGGAAATTGTCATCTCAGCCCCGACGCTGGGCGGTGACGCCACGGCCCGCGTGCGGCTCAGGAAGTTCCGGTCGACCGACGACGGCGGCGAGTTCGCTCCCGACGCTGGCGAGTGGCTCCAGGTCGACAGCCTGCTCGCCGGTGCCGAGTCCGATCCCGACCTTGCGGCGGTGGTCGGCAGTTTGATGGCGTATGTGGCGAAAGTCGGCATTGAACAGGGCGTGATCGCGCCGCCTGCCGAGTAGTTCTCTACACCAGCAACGTATGGCTACCGCGATCCTCCGCTTCGACCTTTCCGACGCCGACGACGAGCGAGAACACCGCTACGCCCTTGCAGGCCGTGAGGCTCTGATCGCTCTGGAGACGATCCGCGAGGCGATCCGACAGAGGCTCAAATACGGCGAACTCGGCGAGGAGGCCCGGCGGGAACTAGAGGCGCTCCGCGAGGGGTTGCCGCATGAGTTGATAGAGTTGCTGGTGTGACCCTACTCACCTTAGAGAGAGTCGGGAAAAGGCATTGCGCCGCCTTGCCTGCCGGGTAGAATGACTCCCCGAAAGGAAGGCTAACCATGGACGTTCAATGGATTCCGGTGAGCGAGCGACTGCCGGAAATCCCTGTTCTGGCTGTCACTGTGAACGTGTTGGCCGCCCACGCAGAGTATGACCTGACAATGGCCGGGTTTGTGCCGACTGGAAATGCCAAGACCTCGCCCGCGTCTTTTCTCGGCAGTGACGACGGTGGGCCATTCTTCAAAAGCATGATCAACGGCAGGCGATTGAGTGTCACCCACTGGATGCCGCTGCCAGAGCCACCCGCCTGAGTTGCGCTATAGCACCAGAGTACGGCAATCGCAAATTGCGATACCGTTACGAAACCGCGAGATGCCCAAAGGCCCGCCGCCAGCACTTGCCCCAAAGTCTCGCGAGCCAGAGACCCGTCAATCCTCACGGGCCTGAACGACCCTACTGCCGTCAGGTGAGGCCGGAGGCCACACCCCCTGCTGACGAGGCGGTCGGCCGCTGAAAATCCGGCACGAGGTCGCCCATGCCGTTTTTTTCGCTGCCGTCTGGTGGTTCGCCCGTACTCGCCGGCAACGGAGCCCCCACGGGGGCACTTGGCAACGTCGGCGACCTGTACCTCGACACCTCGAGCAAGCTGCTCTACGGCCCCAAGACGATCAGCGGCTGGGGCAACGGCCTCGACCTGAGCCAGGGCCCCGCCGGGCCGTCCGGGCCCACAGGCAGCACCGGGCCTCAGTCGATGATCACGGGGCCCACGGGCGGCTTCGCAACCGTCGCGGTGGGCACCGTAGCGACCGGCAGCTCGGCGAGCGTGACGGTTACCGGAACGACATCGACTCGCACTCTCAACTTTGTGATCCCGTTCATCACGGGACCCACAGGCGCTCAGTCGACTGTCACGGGCCCCACGGGCGCGACGGCTCCGGCGTCGACGCTGTCAGTTGGCAACGTCTCGACCGGAGCCGCTGCCGTGACGATCACCGGCGTGGCGCCGTCGCAGACGCTGAACTTTACGCTGCCGTTTGTCACCGGGCCCACGGGCGGCCCGGCCAACATTTCGATCGGCAGCGTCAGCACCGGCACGGCCGCCGTGTCGATCACCGGCACAGCGCCAAACTACACACTTGATTTCACGATCCCCTCTGTCACCGGACCGCAGGGCCAGGTCGGGCCTACCGGCGCCGCCTCGGCCGTCACGGGACCGTCGGGGCCGCCAGGCGCTGGCTTGCAAATCCTCGGCAGCGTGACCGGCTTCGCTGATCTTCCGACCGGCTACACCGGCGCGGCCGGAGACGCCTACATCACGACCAACGATGGCGGCCTCAACATCTGGGACGGTGCAGCGTGGAACGATGTCGGCCAGATCGTCGGCCCTACCGGCGCCCAAGGCAATTCGATCACGGGACCCACAGGCGCCCAAGGCAATTCAATCACGGGACCAACGGGCGCCCAAGGCGATTCTATTGTCGGGCCCACGGGCGCGCAGGGTAACTCGATCACTGGCCCTACGGGCGCCCAGGGCAACGCATCGACTGTGCCGGGCCCCACGGGCGCCTCTGGCGAATCAATCACGGGACCCACGGGCGCCGCATCGACTGTGACGGGGCCCACAGGCCCTGCAGCCGGGTCGCCCGTCGGCCTTATCCTCGCTCTCGGTTAGGAGTGACCCATGGCAAACATCGTCGGCCCAACAAACATCACGCCCAAGACGACCATGCTCCGCAGCGTGACCGGGGCCACCGGTACGGTAGTGGTCAACAACGCCGCCGCCTCGGGCAAGGCCATTCAGATCGTCAGCCTCTACGCAGCCAACGTCGACGGCAGCGCTGCCGTTGACGTGACGGTCAAGATGCACGACCAGGACGACGGCGCCGGCAACGGCACAGCGATCGCCAGCACCGTTAGCGTGCCGGCCGATGCCACCGTGATCATCGTCGACAAAAACTCGCAATTGTGGCTGGAGGAAGACCGCTCAATCGTGGTCACCCCCTCGGCCAGCAATGACATCGAGATCGTTTGCAGCTACCTCGAGCTGTCGTGATAGACCACCTCTCAGCCCTCGCCGTCCACGCCTATTACGCCGGCGAGCTCGACACCGGCCGCCGCGCCTGCGATCGGTTGCTGTCGATGCCGCTGGCACCGGAGGTCGAGATGCAGGTGCGGAACAACCGCCTGTGGTATCAGACGCCGCTGGCCGAGCTGGCCGACTGCCGCTTCCACCGCATCGACGTGGAGCCGGCCCACGAAGGCTGGAGCCTGTTCAACCCGACCCTGCTCGAGCACCAGGGCGAGCTGCTCGGCATCGTGCGGTCGAGCAACTACCAGATCATCGACGGCCGCTACGTGATGCCCACGGCCGACGGCAACACGATCCGCACCGACAACCTGCTCCTGCGGTTTGCCGACGATCTCACGATCCGCAGCTGCAAGGCAATCCGCGAGCCCGACTACCCGACGACCGACTACCCGGTGACCGGCCTAGAGGACTGCCGCCTCCGCCATACCCAAACGGGTATAGGCGTGTCGGCCACCGTCCGGAATGCGGCCCCGTTCGACGGCCGCTGCCGCATCGGCGTGGCGGATCTCGACATCGACCAGGCGGCCATGAGCGATCTGGTGATCCTCGACAGCCTGTCGACCCAAGAGCATGAGAAGAACTGGATGCCGCTGGAGGGCGGCCCGCTGCATGGCGGCTGGCTTTATGCCGTATCGCATGGCGGCCATGGGGTGACGGCCGACCCCGACCCGCGGCTCGCCGGTGCCTACCTGCTCCACCAGCGTGGCGGGTCGCCGCAGATTGCCAACCGTTTTCGCGGCGGCGGCCAGGCCGTGGCGTTTCGCGATGGCTACCTCGCCGTCATCCATGAGGTGGCCAGCATCGGGAGCCACAGGGCCTACGAGCACCGCCTGCTCTGGCTGGACAATTCGCTCGTCCTGCGGCGGATGTCGCGGCCGTTCGCATTTCGCGAATGCCGGGCCATTGAGTTCGCCGCAGGGCTGGCGGTGGTTGGCGAGCGTGTGGTGATGTCGTTCGGCGTGCGAGACGCCGAAGCGTGGCTCGTGGAACTGCCGGCAGACGCCGCCGAGGCCATGCTCGATGACGTTCCGAGAACGACTGACGCAGACGCTGGTTGACGCCTGGCGGCCTCATGACTGGTTTCAATTGAACCAGCAGGTGGAAAACCACTACTACCACAAAGCGAGCGTGTGTGCCGACGTGCGCCCCCGGCGGGTGATCGAGATCGGTACCCGCTGCGGATACTCGCTCGTCTCGTTTGCTCTCACGGCCCCCGACGCCCGCTACCTCTGCATCGACGGGGCCTGCGACGCCGACTCGTTTGATTGCCTGGCCCACTGGCAGAGTGTGGTCGAGCGGTGGGCGATCGACGCCAGCCTGATCCTGGTCGACACGCAGCACGTCAAATCGCTGCCGCCGGCCGACTTTGCCCACGTGGACGGTGACCATACGTTCGCCGGGGCGCTCCGCGATCTGCGGCTCGTGGCCGGCTGCAAAACGATCCTGGCCGACGACACCTGCAATCCCGAGGTGAAGCGGGCGGTGGTGCAGTTCGCCAGCGAGCGGCGCCGCCGGGTCGATTGGCACCACGATGGCCTCCGCGAGTCTGCCGTCCTCACATGAAGATCGCTGTATACGCTCTCGCGAAAAACGAGCAGAAACACGCCCTGGCCTGGGCGGATAGCTGCGCCGACGCCGACCTGCGAATCGTGACCGACACGGGCAGCACCGACGGCACCCAGGGCATCCTGACGCAGCTGGGTGTTACGGTCTGCAACGGCTACGTAGTGCCGTGGCGGTGGGACGATGCCCACAACCTATCGCTCAATCACGTTCCGCCCGATGTGGACGTGTGCATCCGGCTCGATCTCGACGAGCGGCTCCAGCCAGGGTGGCGGCAGGCGGTAGAGGCCGCCTGGAAGGACGGCGTGAACCAGCTGCGGTATCGCTACGTCTGGTCGTGGCAGAAAGACGGGTCGCCGGGCCTAGAGTTTCTGTGCGACCGCGTCCACGCCCGCCACGGGTTCCGCTGGTCCGCGCCGACGCACGAGGGCCTCGTCTGCTGGACAGGCGACCGTGTGCAGGCTCTCGCCCCTGGGCTGGAAATCCACCACCACCGCGACAATGGCAAGAAACACACGACCGACCTCGAGCTCCTGCGGGTGGCGGTTCGCGAGGCCCCGCATGATGCGCGGGCCCACTGGTATCTGGCCCGCGAAATGGACTATGCCGGGCTGCCGGAGGCGGCCGAGGCATTCTTGACATACGTCAAGTTGGAGGGCGGTAGCCCAACCGAGCAAAGCTACGCCTATCGGGCGCTCTGGCGGCTACGGTCCGATGAATCGTACCTTCACCAGGCGGCGGCAGCGGCGCCGGCCGAGCCCGAGGCCTGGCAGCTGCTGGCCTTCTGCCACTACGCGCGGCGCGAGTGGCGGCAGGTGGCGGCCTATGCCAAGCGGGCGATTGAGGCCGACGCCCCGAGCACGCATTGCAGCGATCCCACGTGCCGCACGAAGGCCTACGACCTGCTGGCCGTGGCCCTGTGGGAGCTCGGCGAGCGTCCAGAGGCCCTCACCATGGCCAAGGAGGCCGTGGCACGATGCCCAGACGACCCGCGCCTGGCGGGCAACGTCGCCTCCATGGAGCGGATCCTCTCCGCTGCTGCATGAGCAACCGCCTCCGCACCATTGCCGACGCCCTGGCGGAATCGCTGGGCGACATCACGTGGTCGCCGGTCGCCACCGTCCAGCGGAAAAACTGGGTGAGCGTCGACGTGGAGGACATGGCCAACCCGGTGATCTACGTGGTGCCTGGCAATGCCGAGGTGACCCGCGTGAGCCGGTCTGTGAGCCAGTTCGACTATCTGGTCAACGTCTTCATCGGCCGCCATGTGCAAACCGATGCCGAGGTCGACGGCATGATGGACCTGGCCGATAGCGTTTTGCTTTACATTCGCGCCCACGACTGGACCGGCGTCACGTGGCCGACCGGTGTGACGAGCCCGCAAAACGTCTCGATCACGCTAAACCCTGACGACGCCCTGAACGACCGCAACGTCTGGCGGGCGGTGATCGAGGCCCGCTACATCGTCTTTGAGGCCGACGCCCTGCCGGAGGTGTAGCCAATGGCGGGATTTGTTGGCGCGACCTGGCGAAACTCCAAGGGACAACGGCAGCAGACCAAGTTCCAATGGAACAAAGGAGAGCTGTCCAAGCTGATTGGCGCTGGTGCTGCAATCGCTCTGCAAAAAGCCGGGCTGGAGGTCCGCAAGGCCACCCAGAGAATGATGGTTGGCGGATCGACGCCGACAGGCCGCACCGTCCGCAAGGTGCCTCAATGGTGGAAGGTTGGCGAGAAAGACGGCTATCCTGTCGTAGCCTATGTCAAAAAGGTTCCGCGGCCAGACAAGGTCAGCTCGTGGGCCCCGCGGGCATTTCTCCGAAACGACGTGCAGAGCGATTGGGACCCGCGATCGCAGTCGGTCGTCATCGGGCCGAGCAAGTTTCCATGGTTGAATCAGTTGCACGAATTTGGAGGGAACGTCCGGGTTTTTGTGCGGCACCTAGACACCCCAACCAAGCAGTACGGCGGCCACAAGGTGCCCAGGAAATTCCAAAAAACCCGCATTAATGATCGCGGGAAAACCATCTACATGGGCGCCTACGTAGGCGTGTTCAGCAACAGCGGCGGACGGTTTTCGGTCGGTTCCAGGAAGGTCCGAGGCCGGGCGTATATGGAAATCGGATTGCAGAGGTCGATCAACAAAATACCCAAGCAATTCCAGGACACGATCTCCTACGGAAAGATCAGGGTTTTCCGGGAAGCCAGGTCTCGACGGTGAAGCCACACCCCCTCTTTGCCACCTGCCTCCGCTCCTAGTTTGGACGCATCGCCGCGACCTGCGGCCACCGTCCATAGGAGCAATCAATGGCCACCGTCACCCTCGGTAAAGACGTGACGATCGGCGGCGTGAGCAACGCCCGGTCGTGCACCGTCACCAACTCGGCCGCGGAGGTCGATGTCACCAAGTTCGGCGACACGAGCCGCAAGTTTCGAAAGGCGATGATCGAGCAGACCTGCGAGCTCGAGTGCGTTGACGATCCCGGCGTCGAGGCCGGCGACACCTTCACACTCACCGGCACCGACACCGGCGCCAGCGTCGATTACATCGTCACAAGCGTCGCGAAGAGCGACCCGATCGACGGCATCTCCACCTACACCGTCTCGGCCACCCGCACCGAGCAGTAGCCCCACACCCACACACGAGGCCCTAAACCATGGCGATCGGACTTGGCAAGAACGGAACGGCTCCTCCGTTTGGCTCCGGCATCATCTCGGCGACCTACACCGAGGAGCAGGAAGTCGTCGACATCACCAACCGCAGCAACTGCGGCGGCTCAACCGGTGCCCCTGGCTACCGCGTCAACCTAGCTGGCTTCAAGACGAAGACGTGGGAAATCGAGTGCCACGACGCCACCGGCGTCATCACGCAGCTTGAGACGCAGGGCGCGACCGGCTTCATGGTGATGGGCGTCACGGAAAACATCTCCATCGACGGGGCCGTGACGTTCACGATCACCGCGCGGGAGGCCTGATCCGTGGCCATCACGCTCGGCAAGGATGTCACGGTCAGCGTGGGCGGCAATGTCGCCTCCGCACGGTCGGCCACCTTCTCGTACAGCGTGAACACGATCGACATCGGCGAGTACGGCGTGCGTGCGGCTGCCGTCTACCCCGTCTCGTACACCGGCACCGTGTCGCTGGAGTTCAACGACTCCAGTGACTTGGGCTCGCTCTATGACATGATCACAAACGGCACCGAGATCACGGTCTCGGGTGGTGCCGGGGCGTGGTCATTCCCAGCGGTGGTGACCGGGGCGAGCGAGTCGGCGTCGATCGACGGTGTGGCGACCTTCACGGTGGAGGCCCAAATGACTCGCAGTGGAACGAGGGCGTAATGAGAGAGTTTCGCGACGACCAGGGCCGCCCGTGGATGGTGGCCCTGACGGTGGCGGCGGCGGACCGGGTCCGCGGACTGGTCACGCTCGACGTGGCCGAGGATGTCGAGCAGCCAGACGGCAGCGTCCAGCGGCAGACCCGCCAGGTGCCGTTTGATCTGATCGACGCCGGCAACATTTCCCGCACGCTCGAGGTGCTCCGCAGCCAATACGCCAAGATTGGCGAGGTTCTCTACGCCATCTGCCGCGGCCAGTGCGAAGAGAAGAAGGTGAGCCGCGAGCAGTTCCTCGACGGCCTGCGGGGCGACGCTCTCGACGCCGGCACCAAGGCTCTGGAGCAGGAGCTCGTCGATTTTTTCCCGCAGCGCCTCCGCAAGATGGTCGGGCTTCTCGTCAGCAAGATGGACGAGATGGCCGGCGAGCTGCTCGCCAAGGCGGAGGCGGGACTGGAAGCGGCGACGATGGAGACCCTGCTCGGACAGTCTGGCACACCATCTACGAAGCCGCTGGAATCCTCGGAATCCATCCCGGCGAGTGGACCCTCCGAAACCTCATCATCGCCCGCGACAGCCGCCTAGAGATGGATTGGTGGCACACCGCCAACCTGCTGGCTCAACAGGCCAACTTCAACAAGCCAAAACACGCCCCGACAACCGACCCCACGAAACTCAACCCGTTCGCCAAGAAGGCCAAGGGCAAGCAGGCCACGCCAGAGGAGATCCAAAAGCTCCTGGGTCCTGATTGGCAAAAGTACGTCTGACAAGGAAAAACTATGGCATCTGCGTCAGGCATTCGGATGGGCAGGGTCTTCGTCGAAATCGGCGCAGACCCCGCTCGGTTTTTTGCCGCCATTCAAGGCATCCAGAAAAGCATTGGCCGCATCGGCTCGGCCATGTCTTCGTTGGGCACCCGCATGGCCGGCGTCGGCGCCGCCTTCGGCGCACCGTTTGTCGGGGCCGTGGTGGCGGGGTCAAAGTTTCAAGACGTACTGCTCAACATCAAGGCCTCAACTGGCGCAACGGCTGGCCAACTGGAGCAGGTGAAGTCGGCTGCCATGGCGATGTCTTCAGCGCTCGGCGTCGGCCCGACTGAAGCGGCGCAGGGATTTCTGGAGCTGCTCAAAGCCGGCATGAGCGTGGAGCAGGTGCTCTCGGGGGCTGGCCAGTCTGCGTTGCAGTTTGCGAAGGTCGGCGAAATGGCTGTCGCCGATGCTGCCGTTGTCATGGCCGACGCCATGAACGTTTTCAAGGTATCTGGCGATGTCGCCGCCAATACGCTGTCATCGGCTGCCGACGCTTCCAGCACATCTATCCAGGGCATCTCGCTGGCGTTCTCGCAAGTATCGGCGGTTGCGGCACTTGCCAACCAGTCGATTCAGGACACGGGTGCGGCCTTGGCCGTCTTGGCCAACGCCGGCATCAAGGGCTCAGACGCAGGAACATCGCTAAAGACGATGCTGATGCGGCTCATGGCGCCGGCGGACGACGCCGCCGAAGCGTTGGCAAGCATCGGGCTTTCGACAGACGCCTTCCGCAACGCGGATGGCACCATGAAGCCCATGGTAGAAATCATTCGCACGCTCACCCAATCCATGGGCGACATGGATCAGGCGGCGCGCGACGACATGCTCCGCCGCATCTTTGGGGCAGATGCCATCCGCGCCGCCGCCGTGTTCATGCAGGTCGGCGTCGACGGCTTCAACGCCATGCAAGACGGCATGAACGAGGCTCTGCCGGTCGGCGAAAAGTTTGACGCCATGATGGGCGGCCTGTCCGGTGCGGCGAAAAGCATCTATGCCGCAATGGAGCGATTGGCTATTGCCGTCACCGATGCCGTCGGACCGTCGCTGGTCGCTCTAGCCCAGCCGATCGCAGACGTAATCGGCGGCCTAGCGACGTTCATTTCAAAAAACCAAGAGCTCGTGTTGTCGATCGCCAAGGGCGTCGCCATCTTTACCGGAGTCGGCCTGGCGATCGCCGGCGTCGGCACGGCCCTGACGCTTGTCGCCGGTGCCATGGGCCTGGTGCTTTCGCCCGTCGGTGCGATCCTTGCGGCCGTCACGGGGCTCGGGGCTGGCATCGTGTATTTCGCCGGCGGCCTGTCAGGTCTAGCCGACTTGGCCAACACCACGTTCTCTGGCATCTATGCCGCGATCGCCGAAGGCGACCTGGCCGGGGCCATGGACATTCTCTGGCTCGGCCTTTACGCCGGCTGGCTCAAGGGCGTCGAGGGCCTGATGGCGGCCGTCGACCCGTGGGTCTCGCTGTTCCAGAACACGTTTACGTATCTCTCCGCAACGGTGCTGTCTATTTGGGACGGAATGGTAAATGCCATGGCGGCAAGCTGGGACGCTATGGAGTCGAGCGTGCGTAAGGGTTGGAACTTTCTGCAGGCGGCATTCAAAGGCGCGGAACAGGTTGCGTTGGATGATGTGAAGATTGACCAAGAGATGGCAGACCGTCGCCGCAAGCGAGAGTCGCAGACAACCGACCGCATGGACGCCGCTGACAAGGCCGCAGAGAACAGGGAAGATCAAAATCGGGCTAACAGGGCACAGCGCACTGCCGACAGTCAGCAGGCGGATGCAAATCTGGCCAACGCCACGGGCGGCAAACGCGAGACCCGCGCCCGCAATGACCAGTTTTCGCAGCTGCTCAAAGACGTGGAAGGCGCCACCACGATGGACGCCCTCCGCGGTATGTACGAAGAGTTTGACGCCCTGGCGTCTAATGGCCGCCTGACCAGCGCACAGATGGCGACGCTGGAGACGGCCTTGGAAGACGCCCAGGAGCGTGTGAGCAAGAGCGGCAGCTCGATGGGCGGCTCGCCGTCGCAGCAAATCCGCGACAACGCCGGAGCCGCTGCGGCCGAATCTGGCCAGAGCAGCGCCGAGGTGGCCGGCACGTTCTCGTCGATGGCCCTTGGCGGCCTTGGGTTCGGCAGCAGCCTCGCACAGAAGCAGCTCGACACGCTGAAGTCTATCGAGCAAAACACCCGCGCCAGTGAAGAAGGTCTTGTAGGAGTCTAGGTACGCATGGCACTCGTCTGGGTCGAAGACAACGACAGCCGCTCCGCCACGATCGTGCGGCTGGGCAAGCGTGCCTCGAGCACGTACCAGAAAAGCTACAAGGTCTTCGGCACGACCAACGACGTGGATCTGCACGCCGAGGCCAACACCAAGATCAGCAGCGAGCTGGCGTATTTTCAGTACCCCGGCCAGCCCAACGTGCAGCTCCGGGCCGAGAGCTACAGCGTCAACTACCTGGGAGACGACGCATGGCAGGTGACGGTTTCCTACGAGAAGACCGGGGCCGACGACGACAGCCAGACAGACCCGCTCCGGCGGTCGCGGTCGTTTGACACGTCAGGCGGGTCGCAGCACATCACGCAGGCCGACGGCGGCAAGATCACGTCGACCGGCACGACGACCACCCGCACGGGCACAGAGACGCGGTTCCCGTCGAACGCCCCGAGCATGAGCTCGGCCATCGGCGTCGATGGCGATTCGGTCAACGGCGTCGACATCGTGGTGCCGGCGTTGTCGTGGACCGAGACCTATGACGTGCCGTCGGCCTACGTCACGGCTGCGTACATCAAGCGCGTGGCCGCCCTGACCGGCACGACAAACGACGCGACCTTCCGCACGTTCGCCGCCGGCGAGGTTCTGTTCCTCGGCTGCAGCGGCAACCAGGACTGGGACGCCGACCGTGGTGACGGGCCGTGGAGCCTGTCTTACAAGTTCGTGGCGTCGCCCAACATCACGGGCCAGACGATCGGAACGATTACGAACATTGCCAAGAAAGGCCACGAGTACCTGTGGGTGCGGTATGAAGACAGCGTCACGGGCAGCGATCTCGTCAAGCGTCCGAAGTACGTGTACGTCAACACCGTCTACAAAGAGGGTGCATTCTCCGGCCTGGGCATCGGGGACTAACAATGGCCAAGCCCGACGGACGCATTGAAAAGGGCCAGCGGCTCGCGTCTGCGATCTCGGCGCGGGCGTGGAACCGGGCGCAGGATGCGGCGGATATTGTGCTGGGGGTGCGGCCAGGAATTGGGGCGGAGTCGCCGTCGCCTGCGCGATACGCAATAGTGGGAGGCATGGAGCTTGACTTATCTTTGCACACAGATGGGGATTATCCGCTTGGCACGGCGTTTGAAATCACCGACTGGAGGCATCCAAGCACTGCCGGGCAATCGCAAAACGAAGCCATCTTGCTTCATTTGGTTGGGAGGGTGGCAGAGCCAGAGCTACTCAACACACCGGAAACGGCTGCAACTATTTTTCCTAAGCCGTTTGCTGTGTCCGTTGAGCCGATATCTCAAGGAGCAACCACCGTGCGTGTCGCAGTAAGTGGGCTGGTGATTGCCCGAGTCCGGCGAATCAGCTCTATGCACAGATTTGTTTCCCTTCCCGTGGACAGAAACGGGCTGAATGTCACAGCAAACGGGGTTCTCGAAACCTCCGACGTTGGCTACGCGAGACTTATTGGTCTCCCGTCTGGCACCGCCCCTCAATACGCACTGATTGTTCTATGAGCGAATGGACCGCCCTTGCGTTGATGCGCGCAAGTACATACGGCGTGCATGTGGTGCGGCCAGTCGACACCGACACGCTGGTGCAATACGATTTTGTGCCAGATCCACATGCGTGGGGGCCTGCAAGGCCAATGCAAATCACTGCCACCATAGGAGTCGGCGGCGACACTTCTACATCTTATTGGGGCAAGGCGACGCTGATGCTGTCGGATGACTATCAGCGAACCAACACCGTCGCCGGGTCAGTGGAGTTCGTTCCGGTAACTCAGCAGCAAATTGAAAATATAACAAGCGCCTTTGCGACGATTTACCCACAGTCGGGATCTCTAAGTTCAGGCGTTATCGCTGTTCAGCAAATAGATACAGAAGCAAATCTGCTAGACCTGCAAGTCCCGACCAATGCCAGACATCAGGTCTTGTTGACGTTATCGGAAAACGGAACTGAGCTATGGCGTCGCGAAATTAATTCATTGATCGCGGTCGCCAACCACCTTCGGCTATGGGCGTTTCAGCCAGACGAGTCGCACGCCGGCCCGATAATTGGTTTTGGAATCTATGACAATGCAAACCAGGCCATTCATTGTTACCAATCCTCTGCCTTAAATTTCTTGCGGGCAGATGCCCTAGGGTTTTTGCCAAAAGCATTTTCCTCATTGAGCATTACCTACCCAGCAGGCCGAAGCCAAGGCACAGGCAATTTTTCACACAGCCCGGCCGCCTTTAACAGCCCAATTCGCGCCTACAGCGTTATAGAATCGGGCTCGACAGTGACGCGATGGGATATGCCGCTTGGCGATGTCCTCCTCGCCAGCTGCCAGTATCAAGAGCCAAACGAAATAGGGACCTCTCAAAATCCCGCATTGCGTGGCAATGCGAGTCGTGCGATTCGGAATATTTCTAAGCCGTACTCTGGCGCAATAAATGAAACTATTCCTTTTGGTTTTTTCCAAGCGGTCCGAGGGCAGGCCATTCGGTCGTCTGCTAATCTCGCTTCCTGCCTTTCGCATTTACCGGCAGAGTACGACGAACGCTTAACCGTAAGAAAGCTGTTTGCCGTGCCGGTATCAAAAAGCCAAACGCATTGCCCGGCGTTAAAGTCGCCGGACAAGCCTGCTCAAGACTTAAAAGTCGAGTTTAGGTTTGCCCCATTGGCAGCCGCCGGCACGGCGGCGGGCGATTTCCAGACATTTAGGGCAGCATTTAGCGGGAACACCCAAGTCGTTCAAAGTAGCGGCAGCGCCTCTGTTTCTCCGCAATCTGCACTCGCGTCTTACGTGGTTGTCAGGACTGCGACGACAGGACAGCACACCGTGACGATACAAGACGGCACATTTGTCGGGCAGTGGATGGAAATATCATTTGTTTGGTTCCCGCACTTGTTGTCCCAGGTAAGCGTTTCAATACAGGACAACCACGGTAACACGTTTGCATTTGCGCCGGTAACCTTGTATCGTGACATTAAATGCGTGCGCGTCGTTTGGAATGGCACGAACTGGATTGCAGATAGTGCCGTTGCGGGAACGGGTTACGGTGGCGCGAACACGCTGGCTCTATTAAATCATGAGTTTTTGCTTGGGGTGACCAGCCCCTTGGCAGAGCAGTATGCGCCTGGGTCGTATCACGGAGTAGATACAACTCCAAGAGAACTATTTAGGGTGCGCACGGCCACGGAAATTCCGCCTGAAGAGGTGCGATGGACTTCTTTGACAAATCGCAGCACTTTACCGCCAATTCGGTTTGCGGATTCACCGGCGTTAGTTTCTGACTTTGAAGGACTGACCCTGCGGGAGTTGGTGGCGCAGAAAATTAATGCCTTGAATTACGAGCCTGTGCAGGCCGTGGTCGAGTTTTTTTTGGCCGGCAATGTTACATGGGAAACGCCGATTTTGATGTACGCATACTACGACAAGGTTTTCCTGGTCGAGAAAGTCCAGTGCTTCGCTACTGTGCAAGGTGTTTTCGAAAGTGAAGATACGGCGCAGAAGATTCAGCCTGCGGGCGGTTCCTCCGCAGTCAAATCGACAAGTGGTAACCTTGATGCGTGGCAGTCAGGGAGTGGAAAGTCGTTATACGCAGATTCCGGGCGTGTGTTTGTATCGGGCTTGCTGGCAGTAGACATAGTTGTGCAGGCCGAAAACTTTGGCATTCACTGGGGCGGCGTATTGATAGGCCAAGAAAAGATATACTGGCCCAACGGCCCAGACCAAATATCTAGCATATCGGCGGCGCCCGGAACATTTATTAACACGTTTGACACTGGTACAATTACTGCTGCGCGGTGGTACATCAACCCACCATGTGTTGCGCGAGAGCACAGGTTTAGATTTACTGGTGACCTTACCTATTTGCCAGCCATTGATGCAGCCGGAAACTATTGGCTTGACCTGCCGATCCCTGCGTCGCCTCAATGGAGTGGGCCAAGTATCGCGCCGATGGAAAAGCGACGTGTGTGCTACCAATTCTTTGCGACACTCACACCAAGCCAGGCGAATGAGTTGGCAAACAACGGCTTTGTGGATGTGCCTATCGACACAACGCATTCAAGCGTCAGCCTGCAGCCCCGATCTGGAACGTCCTTAGATGGCACCTGCTCACTTCTTATTGTCGGCAAGCAGTTTGGCACGGGTGCTGATTTTCCTGGCAGGAATGTCGGCATTTCTGGCACAGTGCGTATTTCTCTCTAGCCCCACCCCCTCCGGCCCTGCCGCCCACTAGCCGAAAATCCCGGCTATGGACGACGCCACTCTGGCCCATCTGTTCCGCGAGGCCCTCCGCGACCGCCTCGCCAGCCTGCCGGTGATGCTGCCGGCCATCCGCCATAGCCGCGGCATCGTCACGACCGCCGGCGGCGATCTCTACTTCCGCCTGGCGTGGCACCTGCTGACCTGCCTGCGGGGCATCGGCTGCAAGCTGCCGATCGAGGTGTGGACGCTCGGCGACTCCGAGATGGACCCTGTCCAGCAGCAGCTGCTCGAGCAGTGGGACGGCGTCACGGTCGTCGCCCTTGACCAATACTGTCAGACCCACGGCATCACGCCCCGCAAGCCGCTGGGCGGCTGGGAGCTCAAGGCTTTCGCCATGCGGCATAGCGAGTTTGCCGAGGCGATGTTTCTCGACGCCGACAACGTGCCGACGAGCGACCCCACCTACCTTTTCCATGACCTGGCCTACCAGCGGCGCGGGGCCATGTTTTGGCCCGACCTCCCACCGCAGCGTCCGCGGGCCGAGTGGATCCCCGAGGCCGCCTGGGCGGCGGTGGGAATGTCCCACCGGACAGCCCGCCCCTTTGAGAGTGGGCAGATGCTGGTCAACCGCCAGCGGTGCCTGCAGGCCCTCGACCTCGCGTGGTTTCTCAACGACTGGTCAGACCGGATGTACCAAGTCGTCTACGGAGACAAGGATACGTTTTTGTTGGCGTGGCACCTGCTCGGCCAGGCCTACCACATGCCCGCCAGAAGCCCGCGATGGTACGCCCCGGCAATCCACCAGCACGACTCCGATGGCCGCGTCTGCTTTCAGCACGCCTGCGGGGCGAAGGCCGACCTGGCTGCCGGTCGCATCGTCAAGAGTCTCGTAACGCGACGCTACTCACCCGATGCGGCTGCGGATTTGCAGCGGCGCACGGCTCAAATCGGCATTTCAGGGCCGACGCATCTCCGCAGAATGGATTGAGCCATGAGAAAGCGCAGACGGCGAACGGTCTACATCGCCGGCCAGCGGTGGAAGGTGCACTGGGAGTGCCGGCTGAAGGGTGCCTACGGCGTCTGCGACTACGAGACCAAAACGATCCGCCTGCGGGCGGGCATGGACCACGCCGATCTCGTCGACACGATCCTCCACGAAATGATCCACGCCCGTTGGCCCGACCTGTCGGAGGATGCCGTCTGTGATTTCAGCGAAACGGTGACCGGTTTTCTTGACGCCTGTGGTTTGCTGCAACCAGAGGAGGACTGACGCATGGGCAAGGGCAAGACGCTGGCGGAGGCCGTGATGGCCCGCGTCAGACCGAGCCGCCGCGGGTTCAAGAGCTGGTTTGACCGCCTGTCGCCAGAGGTGCAGGCCGAGCTTGAACTCGTGCGGTCGCAGTTCGACCACAAGATTCACGAAAAGCGTGGCTACGCCCGTGCCATCGTGGACGAGATGGCAGCCCGTGGCATCCAGACCAGCGGCATCCAAGGCGTCATTGCATGGCTCAACAAAAACGGTTAGCAGAGGCGGTGGCTGAGAGGCTGCCGCCCCCGAAGGCCGACGCACCTACCGAGCAGGTGACGCAGCGGCACGAGGGCGACGTGCTCGAGGCCCGCAGCACAAGCCGCAAGATCAAGACAGTCGAAGACCTGCTCGCCCACATCGAGGCCGACATGACCCGCTACGAGGTGGCGGCGAGCGAGGCCACGAAGTGGGAGGTGGGCACCAGCGACGGCAAGGGCGGCACCACCGTCACCGAGTTGCACCGCGTCTTCGTGCGACTCAAACCCAAGGCCGGGCCCACGACCCGAGAAGTGGTCGACGCCATGATCGCCGGGGCCAAGGGCATCGCCCGGCCCAAGGTCAAAAAGACCAGGGCCACCAAGGCCGAGAGCTTTGCCGTGCTCGTCGTCGCGGACACACATTTTGGCAAGTATGCCTGGAGCGAGGGCACAGGCCACGACGACTACGATCTCGCCATCGCCGCCGACAGGGTGGCCGCGGCCTCGGGTCGCCTGCTCGACACGCTCGCCGCCTACAAGCCCGGCCGGGTGCTGGTGGCATACCTCGGCGACCTGTTTCACGCCGACACGCCGGGGCTCACCACGACCGGCGGCACGCCCCTGGCGGGCAGCACCGACGGCCGCCTCCAGAAGATGATAGGCATGGGGTGCGACTCGTTGCTCGCCATCGTCGAGAAGGCCGCCGGCATCGCTCCCACCGACGCACTGGTCGTCAACGGCAATCACGACGAGACGCTGTCGTGGGCATTCCAAAGAATCTTGGCCGAGCGGTTTCGCAACGATGGCCGAGTCGCCGTGTCAGGGGCCTACACGGGTCGGCAATACATCACGTACGGCCGCAACCTGCTGGGGTTTGCTCACGGCCACAAGGCGAAGAAGAAGCTGCCGCAGGTGATGGCGCTAGAGCAGCCGGCCGCGTGGAGCCTCTGCCCGTATCGCGAGTGGCACACGGGCCACCTCCACCACCAATCGGCGGAGTGGAGCCGGCCGATTGAAACGATTGAGGGCGTGCTCGTGCGGATTGCGCCGTCGCTCTCGCCGCCCGACGATTACCACGCGGTCAACGGCTGGGTGGGACAGCGCGAGGCGATGGAGGCTTTCGTCTATGACGCCGCCGGCGGGCTGTCGGCCATGCACGTGGCAGGCCCTCGCATGGGAGGCAGCCATGAGTGAGCGCCTCACGCCCGAGTACCTCAACGAGGTGCGACAGCGAAAGAACAAATACATGGGCCAGTGGACCGGCACCGCCGGGTCGCTCGCCGCTGACTGCCATCGGTTGTTGACGGAAAGGGAATTGCTACTCAAGGAGCTCAGAGAAATGCAGGACGAACTCGACACACTTCCACGCGCCGCCCATGCCGCCCTCGAGGTGGGACCGGTGGGCATCACCAGCACCGACGACATTCCGGTCGATTGGATTTTGCGGGGCGAGCGGGCCCTGAAGGATGGCCGGCATGACGAGCCGGAACGGCGGCCGCTGGGTGCGGCGGTGATTCACGACGACGGCCTGCGGCCAGGATCGCGTGAGTTTATTGACGTGCTCGACGAGCTGCGCGAGTTACATCTCAAAAAAACGCGAGATTATGGGGAAGACCAAGACGCACTCGCCAACATTCGCAACGGTGCTGATGTCGTTGCCATCGACGCTTGGAAGGCGTGCCTGATTCGCATGGCCGACAAAATGCAGCGGCTCAAGGCAGCCTGCCACAACGGCCGCGTGGAATTTGACGGCATCCCCGACACCTTGATGGATCTCGCGGCCTATAGCGTGATCAGCCTGGTTCTCTACCGCGAAACCCAGCGGCCATAGCCCCTGCCCGCCGGCGCCCTGCCACGGCACGCTAGACGGTCGGAGGCTGACGTGATCGCGGCATCGCATTTCCGGCGTGGCGGAGCAGACGGGCGCGAGCCACTCGCAGCCCCGGAAGAGATTCTGTCGATCGCCAAAAACTACACGCCCTCGCAACAGTATTGGGGCAAGTTCACGAGCCGCCCGCCCAAGCGATTGAGCAAGGCCGACATCGCCCTGACGGCGTTTCGCCTGGGCGTCAAGCCGTCCGCCCTGCGCCGAGCCATCGAGCTGGGGATGATCTAAATGGCCGATACCCTCACCGATGTGCTCGTGGGCCGTGTGCAGACCAGCCTGACCTGGACTCGCACCGACACGCAGGAGGTCGGCAGCGTCACCAACCGCAAGACGCAGGCAGGCACCTACAACATCACCGATGGCGACGGCCCAGGGCAGGCTGATCTCGTGTTCGCCGACCAGCGGACGATCGGGGCCAACCAGGTCGAGGAGTTTGACCTTCTCAACCTGTCGCAGCAGGCCCTCGACGTTTCGGTCCCGTTCGTCTTCCGCCAGCTGCGGGTGATCAGGATCGTCAACGAATCGACCACGGCCGGCCGCCGGCTGCTCGTGGGCGTGGACCCCGGCCGGCCGACGGCGGTATATGCGGCCGAGGTCGGGCCGGGCTCCGAGTGGATCGCCGTCAACCAGACCGACGCCTGGGAGGTGACGAGCGACAACAGCGTGATCAGGATCGCCAACCCCAACGCGGCGAGCGTCACCTACTCGCTCTACCTAATCGGGACCAGCGTGGCCGCCGCCGGCGGGTCTGGAGGGAGCGGCTGATGGCTACCACGTTCTCCCTCACTGGCTCGCTGCGGTTGACGCCGAAGGTCGTCGACACGCTCAACCTCACCGATGTCACAGACACGACCGCGATCAACCAGTCGATCACGCTGCTAGACGGCACAGGCGCCGACCAGGCCAACCGCTACTGGAAGGACGTGGTGACGGTGGCGGCCAGCACGACCGAGACGGTCGACCTCGAGGCCCTGCCGCTCAACGTGTTTGGCGGCACGGGCACGCTCGACTTGGTGAAACAGAAGGTCGTTTACATCCGAAACCTGTCGGCCACCACGGCGGTCACGGTGGCCCTCGGCACAAGCCTCACGGCGCTCTTGGGCCCCGGCGGCGTGCTCTACGCCACGAAGCCTGACGCCACGGGCTGGGGCGAGGACGACCTGACGATCACCAATGCCGGCGGCGCGGCCGTCGATGTCGAGATCCACCTCTGCGGAGTGAAGGCATGATTTCCAGCGGACCCATCGCAGCGACGCAGGACCTAATCAGCGTCAAACAGAAGGTGGCGGCCTTCATTGTCACCGCCAAGGAAAAGGCGTCCGACGGCCTGTCGGTCTCTGAGTTTGCCGAGCTCACCGTGGCCCTGCTGCGAGTGGTGATGGCGGCCGTCGACAGCCTGCCCGACGACGGCGCCCAGAAGAAAGCGTGGGTGCTCGATGCTGTCGGCCTGCTCTTCGACTCGCTCGCCGACAAGGCGATCCCAACCGTGGCCTGGCCGATCTGGTTTGTGGTCCGCGGGTCGGTGCGGTCGCTCGTGCTCATGGCCGCGGCCGGTGCGATCGAGTCCATGTTGCCGCTCATTCGGAGGACTGCCCAGTGATTTCGTCGCTACTCGTCGGGTCCGCCCTGCTGCTCCTCTTCTCGCCGTGGATGCTGAAGGCCGGGGCCAGCCTGCTCACGACGCCGTCGGTCCCAAGGCCAGCCGTCATTGGCTATCAGAAGGCCATGGCTGACTTGGCGAGCGTGCGGCGGCGACTTGTCGACACCAAGACGCTCGACGACGCCACCAAGAAGGCGATCGACACTCTGACGCTTGCCCTGGTGGCAGGGAGCGACCAATGAGCAAGTGGCGTTTTGCCGCTGCGGCGGCGCTCGTGCTGATCGCCCTCTACTGGTCGCTGCCAGCCCGGCCGGCGCCTGAGCCCACGCCGGTGCCGTCGCCAGACGGTCTCAACTTGCGGGGCACGTTCATTGGCCCCTCGGCCACCGATGACGCTGCCCTCCTGGCGGCCCTCTGCGGCGAGCTTGCCGACGTGATTGAGTGGGACGGCATGAAGCCCGAGCCACGCCTCAAAAGCGGGCTGGCTTTTGACGAGCTGCGGGTCGCCGCCCGTGAAGCCCGTTGCCGTGGTGAGAGTGTCGGCCAGCGGCAGCCACACGCCCGCAAGGCGATCGAGGAGTTTCTCAACACACAGGTGGGCGTGAGCGGCGGGCCAGTAGGCCCACAGGAGCGATCGAAGTGGGTCGCCGCCTACCGTGAACTGGCGAGGGCCTGCAGTGACGCATCGAAGTAGCCACCTGCCCAGTTGGCGGGCCATGCTGGCGGCGGCGCTGCTCCTGGCAGCGGCGTTTGTAGGAACGCAGTCATGGCGGGCCATCGGATCGCACCCGCTCGCGGCCCACTTCGGCTGGTCGCCAGACCCAGCCGCCACGCGGCAGCTGCTCGAGGAGCTGGGCGACGAAAAGTATTTCTCGCAGGCTGCAGACGAGGCGATGCAAAAGGCGTCTGGCACTGACACGTTTCTCTACCGGGCGATGAACCGCGCCCACCAGGCCCGCTACGGCCGCCCGTTCGTGGTCGGCCGGCAACTGATCGGCGACTGTGTGGCATGGGGAGCCATGCACGCCGTCTACTGTTCCGAGGCCCTCGACTGGGATCTCGGCAAGACGAGCGAGCCGCCACTCGTGCCGGCCACCGAAAGCATCTACGGCGGATCGCGAGTCGAGGCCCGTGGCAAAGCCGGCGACGGCAAAAGCCCAGTGGGTGGATACAGCGACGGCAGTACGGGATCGGCCGCGGCCCGTTGGCTGCGCGACTGGGGCGTGGTCTATCGCAAGGCGTACCCCTCGGCCGACTTGACGACCTACAGCGGCGACCGAGCCAAGGCGTGGGGCGCCTACGGCAACGGCGGCCAGGGCGACAACGGCCGGCTGGATGCCGTGGCGAAGAAGGCCCCGGCCCGTCATGTGGTAAACGTCCGCACGTGGGAGGAACTGTGTGCGGCGATCGAGGCCGGCTTCCCCGTGACGATCGCGTCAAGCGTTGGCTTCGCCAGTGGCGACCGTGACGCCGACGGATTCTGCGCCGCCCGCGGAACGTGGATGCACCAGATGTGCATTGTGGCGGTCCGCTATGCGAAGAACGCCAAGGCCGACACCGCCCGCCCGCGCGACGGTGCCCTCGTGATGAATAGCTGGGGCAAATACCTCGGCGGCCCACGCTGGCCGGCGGATATGCCCGAAGGGTGCTTCTGGGCCGAGAAGGCCGACATCGTCCGCATTTTGAATCAGCAGGACTCATGGGCGATCGGATCGGTGGTGAGCGGCTTCACGTGGCGGGACATCCACCACGGCGAATGGCTGGCACCATTTCCGCCCGACGCCCGCATTTCGTTTCTGGAGGCCCCATGACCGTGACCCGCTCGCATATCGTGATCGCCATCGTCTGCCTCTATGTCGGCTACTGGGCGGCCTCGTCGCCTGTGTCGCCCGTCAATCCGAGCACCAAGCGACCGGTGCTGTCGGCGATCGCAAAGCTGGCTAGGACGGCCCTGTGGATCTCGCTCTTCACTGAGCCGCCGCCGCCCGAGGTCGACACCCGCGCGCACTTGGCCCGCGTGGACGCGGAGGGCCATCCGATCCTCGAGCATGGAAGAGGCTGGTGATGTGGCACGCATGGCTGGCATTCCTCGCATCGTTGGCCGCCGATCCCACCGCGATCGACGCCGAGCACCCCCGCGCGGCTGCGGCCTGCCAGGCGGCCTACGCTTCAATGGCGATCGACGCCGGGCCCGGCCCCGCACCCGAGGAATGCGTGTGCGGCAAGACGTGCGTCAACGGCTACTGGAAGCCCGACGGGCGGATCCTGCAACCCTGCAACTGCAAGTGCGACCGGTGCAAGAAGAAGCCGGGACAGCCGCAGGTGATCCAGGGCGGGGCGACCTGCCCTGACGGCAAGTGCCCCACCCCCGGCGCGTCGCCCGCGACAGTTCTACCGGCCAGCCCCATCAGCAGGAGGTAGCGGTGGGCGACGCGCCAGCGGTGGAGCAACTCGGCAGCCTGCGCCAGACGATTCGCCACTGCATCGGCGAGCCGGCCACGCTCATGCCTGACATTTGCGACGCCATCGTCGACGCCGTGCTGATTCTGTGGCCCGTCGACTGGGCCAGCCTGTTGGCTCGGTCCACCAGCTGGAAGGCCGGCGAAGCGTATTACCGGCTCACGATCCTTGTGAAGGCCAGGGCGCGTGAGTATCTGGAATGGCGGTTCGGAATGTCGAAGAACGTCGACACAGCCCTGCGGCTTTTGCTCGAGTCGGTCGTCGATGAGATTGCCATGTTTTGGCTGGAGAGCCATGAGCACAGGAACGCCATCCGGCAATCGATCTCCGCCCTTCGCCGCGCTTGACACGCCCCGCATGATGTGATTGAGCAGGGAAGCCGTGCGGGGCTTCAAGGTGGCACAACGTCTTCGGTGGCCTGACGATCTTGACCCCAAGCTGCGCAAGTGGCTGACCAGGGTAATGCGTGTCCATGCCCATCTACGTACAACGCTGGCGATTTACACGACCAGCATCGACGTGGGCGGCTGCAGCATGGGAAACGACCACTACAAACGCCGCGTGGCAAGGCAGGACAGAACGATCCTGCATGACGCCTTAACGCTGGCCATGGATGAGTATGGCGATGTCCTCAACCAGCTTAGGATGATGATGGATTCTGCGACTCCCACCAAGGCAATGCCTGGCACGCCGGAAAAGGTTGCCGTGATGGAGCAACGCGCGAGCGCCGGATTCTCGATCTTCAATGACGGCGATGCGAAACACTGAGCCGGGCGGCGGGTGAGGTCGCGGGGTTTCCCTGCCTTTCCCCCGCGACCCCCGCCTGCTCAGGCTATTGGCCAATAGCCCGCTTCATGTGGGCATCGGACTTTGCCTTCCACTTCTCGTAAGCCGGCTGATCCTTGGCCTGCAGATACATCTCGGCAACGGCCCCAGCTCGGGCAGCCTTTGCCATCTCGTCGTCACCCTTAATTACGATGTTGTACTGATCGATCAAGTCGTCTGCGACTCCTTTTGCAAAGGAGTTTTTGGAAGCCTCAAACAACTCTTTGGCAGGCGACGATGAAACTACAGCAGTCGCATCGCCTGCTTCTGGCGGATTGGCAGCTATGTTTTCTTGGTGCCTTTTACTTGCCTCCGCGGCGCTTTTGACAGCGGCTCCGCCGACGTACAGGCATCCGCCAATTAAAAGCGCTACTGCAACGAACATCGCCAGCATGTTTGAAAGTACCTTGCCCAAAAATCCAATCATTTGAATCTCCTGCTTTAGGGGGAATGAATCACGGTACGGCGGGAACGCATTTGCATCAAGCGGCCGGCTTTTCCGGTTCGTCTGTGATGTCTGGCAGGTAGTCGAGGTTGCTCTCCCGCCCCACGATGTCGCCGTCGTAATAGTGGCGTTCGGCCATACCCTCGGAGGCGTGACCAAGCTGGCCAGCGGCGGCAATTCCGGCTTTCTTCAGATAAGACGCGGTCGACTTGCGGATTGAATGAAAAGCCTTGTAGTCGACGCCAGCGGTGCGGCAGAGCACCTTGAGCGAGGCGTAACAGGACAGCATTGCCCGATCCTCCAGCCAAGGCCATACGAGCTCGCCTGCGGCCCGTTGCTGGTTGGCCAGCATCTTGGCCAACTGCGGCGGTATGGGGCTCGTCAGCGTCTCCCGCTTGCCCTTGCGGGTATGTGCGAGGAAGGTGAGCGTGCCGCCGGCAAGATCCACCTGCCCCCATCGAAGTTGCAGGATGGCGCCGATCCGCTCGCCGGTGACGAACATCGCCCACAACTTTGTTGTCCAGTACCAGGCGGCCGGGATGCCTCGAATGTGGCCCTTGCGGTGAGTAGCGGCCGCAAAAAGCCGCCGCAGTTCCTCCACCTTGTACGCCTTTGGCGTTGGCTTGGGCACCTTCGGCCGGGAGTAATCGGGGAACTCGAGCAGCTCGCCGTCGACCTTCTTCCACCGCTTTTTCGCGAGCCACGTCCACAGGGCCCGGATGTGGGCGGAATCCTTCGCCAGTGACGCTGGCGAGATGATGCCCTTCCGCGGGTCGTGCACCGTCTTGGCACGCCAGCGGAGAAACTTGCTAACTGTCAGGTCGTCAAGGTCATCAACGCCAGGCTCATGCCCAAGGAAATCGCGGAAGCGGTCGAGCGTCTGGCAATACATCTCGACCGTGCGCTGCTCGTAGTTTTTCAGTTCCGCGATTCGGTCAACCAGCAGCTCTCTCAGGGTCATGGCATCGTCTCCTCTGGTGGTGAAAAACACCGCCCGAGGGGCGATTGTAGCGGTTAGTGTACGGGCGTTCAATCGTCACCCCGTCCGCTCAAACAATCGCCCCCTTTGGGGCGTTTCCATACTGTACAGCGTTTCGAGTAAAATTGGCAAAGGCAGGCGGCAATTTGACGCACGTGACGCTGGCGTTACATTGGAGGCATGGTCGCATTGGCTAGCCCAGACAAAGAGTGGATCACGATCTCGGAGGCGGTGAAGCTAGCCGGCTGCACCGAGGGGTATCTCCGCAGACTCTTGGGCGAGGGCGACACCCGCCTGACGGGCTGGAAGGCAGGAGAGCGGGCTTGGCTCGTCAAGAAGTCCGACGTGCTGGCCCTGCGGTCCAGCCTCTCGACACGCTCAAACCTGCGGAAGGACGAGCGAGAGGCCGCCCCCAAGAAGCGGCGAAAGCGGAAAGCCCAGTAACTCTAGGGAAATCCGCCCCCAAAAAAATCTTTTCAAGACCCCTTGTATGAAGTAACGATAACGCTACAATGGGGCCATGCGAGCAAATGAGACTCGCAGACGCCAACCAGGAGATGAAACGATGGAAACTACAACGATCAAGGGAATGGAATACCGGGTCGAAAAGGTGGGCGAGACCTACGAGCACCCAAAGCTGGCCGCCGATCTGTGGGCCCGCGGATTTGATGGCTGCGTCTACAACCTGCACGGCAAGCGGGGTGCGGTTCGGATGGCGTACAAGTCCCGCCGCACCGGCTTTTACGTCGTCGCCTGCTGACCGACCACAAGGTGGGGCCACCCGGCCTGCCGACAGCTGCAAAACGGGTGGCACACGCACACGCAAAGGAATGCCATGATTCACGACACGCTCCGAGCCGCCCTGGTCATCGCCTGCATGGCGATAGGTGCCGCCTTGGTAGTCGAGACCCGCTACCAATTGGCGGCCATTGACGTGGCCCACAGAGCCGCCACAGGCCAGCAGTTTGCGGCATACGTCCCAGCACCGCAGCAGCAACAGACCGGCCGCCTGCGGCAGTTTGGCAGGGCGACGCTCGAGCTCGCAGACGCAGCCCTCGGAATCCTTCGTTGACAAAAGTAACGCTATCGCTACCCTGTGCCACAAAGTTACGATAACGGCACAAAAAACAAACCGAACGCTTGACCGTGAAGTGTACGCCTGTATAGTACCCCTACCACGCAAGGAGACCCCCACGATGGACGCCCACGAAAACGAATACCTCGCCGCAGTCGAAGGCATGACTGAGACCTACGGCAAGCCAAGCCACGGCATCACAACGCTTGCGGAGAGCGGCCAGCCAATCACGACATGGCAGGCCGGCGAGCGGGTCAAGTTCGTCAACAAGGATCACGGCGAGCTCGTCGGCACGATCATTGAGGTGCTCGTGGATGACGGCGAGGCGAGCCAGTACCACGTCGCCGCTCATGTGCCAGGCCGAGGCCGGCAGCACTTCGCGATCGGCAACCGGGACGTGCTGATTTTCTAAAAATTCTCGGGCGAAATGGCATGGGGATTGCCC